GGTGACATAAAAAGATCAGCTAAGAAAGACTACTAATGGCTTTTAAATTACCAGGATCTCCACTTAACTTTATGGGTATAAATCCAGATCACAAAGGATATTGTACACCTATGACAAAATCTACTTGCACGCCTCGTAGAAAAGCTTTGGCTAAAAGATTAAAGCCAGGTGGAGATTTATATAAAGGAAAGAAAAAATAACATGGCGTATACGCAACATTTTGGATTATCTAGAAACTCCCCTCTAAACGAGAGACAATCAATAATGCAAAACGCTGATGGAACAGCTGTAAATGTTAAAAAAGAAGCATTTGAAAAAAAAGTTAATACTTTAGTTGATAGATCAAATATAGATACTGATCCTAGCAAAGCTAGTACTATTATTAATCAAAACAATAATAAAAGTCAAGTGGCTAATGCAGCTATAGGTGGTAGTAAATTTTTTGGCGAACAATTAGTTGGAGAAGGTTTAAAAAAATATATTGGGCCTATGGTTAGTAAAGTTTTTGGTGTAGCTAGCATGATGCTTAGTCCTACAACAGCTTATGGTGGATCCTATGATAAAACTCAACACATGGAAAGGTTCATTGAAGAAAATGCTGGTGATCCAGAAAAAATTGCAAACGTTAAAGAAAATTTTTTTAATGATCAATATAAAAACTTTGATTCACAAACTGATTTTCAAAAAAATAGATTAAAATATTTAAATCAAAAATACGACCTAGGTTATTCACAAAAAGATCCACAATATTTTAAAGATGTAAAAACAGATGAAATGTAATAAAAATAATTAACATGGCGTTTAAACTAAAACCACCATTTAAAGAACACTCTCCTATCTATGAAAGAGAATTAGAAGAAGGTTGTATGGGTAAAGGAAACAAAAACGGTACTATTTTAATAGCGCCAGACTTACCTAAAGATGCTGAGCTAAGTGTTATAGATCATGAAGAAGTTCATATTGACCAAGTTAAACGTGGTGATTTAGATTATAACGATGAAGATGTAATTTGGAAAGGTAAAAAATATCCTCGTTCTAAAATGAAAGAAGGTAATCCTAATTTACCTTGGGAAAAAGAAGCATATAGTAAAACAGATCCATACGATAAATATTAATGAAAAAGAAATTTCACGAAACAAAAGTCGGTAAATTTTTATCACAAGCTGCGCCAGGTATACTTGGTACTGTTGGTGAAGTATTACCAAATAACGGTGTGCTAGGTTTAGTTAAAAACTTAATACATAAAGATCCTGCACTTCCTGCGGAGGACAAAGAAAAAGCATTAAAATTATTAGAACAAGATATGATTGAAATGCAAGAAGTATCAAAGCGCTGGGAGAGCGATATGAAAAGCGATTCATGGCTTAGTAAAAACACGCGCCCGTTATCTTTGATATTTTTATCTGTAATGACTGTTGCTTTTATATGGGTTGATAGTCATGAAACATTGTCTTTTACGGTAGAACAAGAATGGATAGGGTTGTTAAAAACTTTAACTACAACAGTTTACGTAGCATATTTTGGTTCACGAGGGGCGGAAAAATTCAAAACTATAAGTAATAATAATAATAAGTAAAACAAATAATAACAATTTAAATTAAATCAAATGAGTAAAGATTCAAAAATTACAGACAAAGAGTTAGAAACAATTAAAGAACAACAACAAAAAATTCAAACAGTTGTTTATGACTTAGGAGCATTAGAGGCTAAGAAATTTGAAATTTCTGTAGCGTTAAAAGACTTTAACGATGCTTTAAACGAAACTAAAAAAGAACTAGAAGAAAAGTACGGACAAGTTAATATTAACTTACAAGACGGATCTTACGAAGAAATTGTACCAGAAGTAGAAACTGAAGAAGTAAAGTAAAATGAACTCTGTTATAAGAAAGATAAGTATAGGCGCGGACTATAAAAACGAAGCTATGCATTACTCTGTTGGACAATCTGTTTATGGTGGTCATACGATTAATAACATAACTTTAGACGAAGCTGATAACTCTTATAATATTTATATTAAAAAACAAGACGAGGTAATGCCGTGGAAGAAATTTAATTCTAACATGGCTATCTCTGTTGAGTATGATTTAGAATATTAATGAATAGCATATATGACTTTATTATAACTCCAAAAAATAAGAGATATGATAATGAGAAAAAAATTGGTGACAAAGTTTTAATCGTTAATACTAGTATTGAAGATCATAAGCTAGTTAGCAAAAAAGCTGTTATTGTTTCAGTGCCATTAGCATTTAAAACTATATTAAAAGCTGGAGATGAAATTATGGTACATCATAATATCTTTAGAAGATGGTATGACGTACGTGGTGAACAAAGAAACAGTGGTCAATATTTTAAAGAAGATTTATATTTTTGCAAACCAGATCAGTTATATTTATATAAAAAAGATAACACATGGTTTTCAATTGGCCAAAGATGCTTTATAAAACCTATAAAAAACATTGACAATTTAACGCTTGATATTGAACAAAAACATATTGGTATACTTAAAATAGGTAATAGTTCATTAGAAGCGCTAGGAATTAACGAGGGAGATCTTGTAGGCTTTAAAGCTAACAGAGAATGGGAATTTATTGTAGACGAACAACGTCTTTATTGTATGAAATCAAATGATATTATTATAAAATATGAATACGAAGGAAACGAAGTTGAATATAATCCAAGCTGGGCATGTAGCAGTTGAGGAACTTATTAAAGTTGCTAAAGAAGCTATTGTAGATTCAGACGATGATATTTCAGCTGACAGACTTAAAAATGCTGCAGCTACAAAAAAACTAGCTATATTTGATGCTTTTGAAATACTTAACCGTATTAATGAAGAGCAAAGTATGTTAGATGAAAAACCTAAAGAAGTTAAAAAAGAAGCTGTGTTTCGTGGCTTTGCAGAAGGAAGGTCTAAATAATGGAATTTTTATGTTCTAGTTGCGGAGCTTGCTGTAGAGCCGCTAGTAAAATGGATGGAGCTAAATATGGCTTACCAATAAAAGAAGATGGTTCTTGTGCTAATTTAATAGGCAATTTTTGTTCTATATATAATGAAAGACCTGATATTTGCAGGGTAGATGTAATGACTCATAAAAGAGAAGCTCAAAGCAGAAAAAGTTATTATATTGAAGTAACTGAGGCTTGTCATGATTTAATAGATAATGAGGGATTAGATAGTAGTTATAAAATAGACATTAAAAAATATAATTAAATAATGTATAATCAAACGCTATATAAAATATTACCAGATCATGTTAAACCTAAAATTCTTAAACGAATGAATAGGTATAATAAATGGGAGTATGGATACAACGAAGATCATGATATGATTGTTATATCTAAGACTGGACAGATTGGTGATGTTTATGAAATACAAAACCTTAAAATAGCTTTACCAAAACAAAACGATGTTTTTAAATTTGAAGAAAACAAGTGGACTAGGTTTGATTATCCTAAAGTATTAAATAGAATAAAAACAGTATTTGACTGGAGAGAATATCCAGATGATTTTAAAGAAACATGGTATGATTATATTGATGTTGAGTTTAAAAGACGTGAAGAAGGTTTTTGGTATATTAATAAAGGTGTTACTACTTACGTAACTGGAACACATTACATGTATTTGCAATGGTCAAAGATTGACGTTGGCCAACCAGATTTTCGTGAATCAAATAGATTATTTTTTATTTTTTGGGAAGCATGTAAAGCCGATAGCAGATGTTACGGTATGTGTTACTTAAAAAACAGACGTTCTGGATTTTCATTTATGGCATCTGGTGAAACTGTTAACATGGCAACAATATCTACAGACGCGCGTTTTGGTGTTTTATCTAAATCTGGTGCTGATGCTAAAAAAATGTTTACAGATAAAATAGTTCCAATATCAGTTAACTATCCTTTCTTTTTTAAACCAATACAAGATGGTATGGATCGACCTAAAACAGAGTTAGCATATCGTGTGCCAGCGTCTAAGTTTACAAGAAGGTCTATAGTATCTACAGAAAAAAACGAAGATCTAGCAGGTCTTGATACAACTATTGATTGGAAAAATACTGGAGACAATGCTTATGATGGTGAAAAACTAAGACTTTTAGTACATGATGAGAGTGGTAAATGGGAAAGACCTAACGATATACAAAACAATTGGCGTGTTACTAAAACAACATTAAGATTAGGTTCTAGAATTATAGGTAAGTGTATGATGGGTTCAACATCAAACTCTTTAGACAAAGGTGGTAGAAACTTTAAAAAATTATATGATGACTCAGATGTTAAAAAAAGAAATGCCAATGGACAAACTCGTTCAGGACTCTATTCTTTGTTCATACCTATGGAATGGAATTACGAGGGATACATTGATTCTTATGGCTATCCTGTCTTCGACACACCATCAGAAAAAGTGCATGGACCTCATGGAACACCAATCAAAATTGGGGTTATTGAATACTGGGAAAATGAGGTAGAAGGTTTAAAAGAAGATCAAGATGGTTTAAATGAATTTTATAGACAGTTTCCTCGTACAACTAAACACGCGTTTAGAGACGAGTCTAAAATGTCTTTATTTAATCTAACTAAGATTTATCAACAAATAGATTATAACGAAGAAGCAACAGCCGCTTCTGTAGTTACAAGAGGTAATTTTCAATGGGAAAGAGGTGTTAAAGATACCAGAGTTATATTCTCACCTAGCAAACAAGGTAGGTTTTATATAACATGGACTCCTCCTATTAATTTACAAAATAGATTTATAATTAAAAATGGTATTAAATATCCAGGTAACGAGCACATGGGTGCTTTTGGTTGTGATAGTTATGATATATCAGGAACAGTAGATGGCAGAGGTTCTAACGGATCTTTACATGGTTTAACTAAGTTCAGTATGGAAAATGCTCCTGCTGATCATTTTTTCTTAGAGTATATCGCTCGTCCACAAACTGCTGAAATATTTTTTGAAGATGTACTTATGGCATGTATATTTTATGGTATGCCAATACTTGCAGAAAATAACAAGCCTAGATTATTATATCATTTTAAAAGAAGAGGTTATAGAGGATTTAGCATTAACAGGCCTGATAAGCTTTATGGTAAGTTATCAATAACAGAAAGAGAGATTGGTGGAATACCTAACTCTAGTCAAGATATCATACAAGCACACGCCGCTGCTATTGAGACATATATTGAAAATGCTGTGGGATTTGATGGAGAAAACTATGGAGATGTTTATTTTCAAAGAACACTAGAAGATTGGGCTCAGTTTGATATAACAAGAAGAACAAAGTTTGATGCATCTATTAGTTCAGGACTTGCTATAATGGCTTGTAACAAAAGTAGATATGCTCCAGTAAATAGAATAAAGAAACAGCCAGTAGATATTGGTATAAAAAAATATGATAATAAAGGTTTATTATCTAAAATAATCAAGTAAATGAATACATACGCAAATCCAAATAGTGCCTTTCCAAGCCAAACTGTGCCAGACGCTGAAAAATCTTCCTTAGAATATGGAAGACAGGTTGCGCAAGCTATTGAAAGCGAATGGTGGAGACAAGGTGGTAATGGAACTAGATTTGCTACTACTTACAATAGATTCCATAGCTTAAGATTATACGCAAGAGGAGAACAGCCAGTTCAAAAATATAAAGACGAATTAGCTATCAATGGCGACATGTCTTATCTTAATTTAGACTGGAAACCAGTACCTGTTGTATCTAAGTTTGTTGATATAGTTGCTAATGGAATGAATAATAAGCTTTATGAAATAAAAGCATTTGCTCAAGATCCAGTGTCATTAAAGAAAAGAACTGATTACGCTAACTCTATATTACAAGACATGAGAGCAAAGCCGTACTTAACAAACATGAAAAACACGTTAGGTATAAATCAATTCAACGCAGAAGACCCTAATACTATACCTGAATCAGAAGACGAACTTGATTTGCATATGCAACTTAGCTACAAACAATCAATTGAAATAGCTGAGGAAGAAGTGATAAACAGTACTTTAAAAAAGAACAGGTTTGATAATATAAGAAAAAGATTTAATTATGATCTTGTAACTATAGGTATTGGAGCTGCTAAAGCTAATTGGAACAAAGCAAACGGAGTAACGTTAGATTATGTTGATCCTTCAGATTTAATATATTCATATACAGAAGATCCAAACTTTGAAGATATATATTATGTTGGTGAAGTTAAAAATTTAACTATACCAGAAATAGCTAAACAATTTCCTCAACTAACAGAAGAAGAATTAAAAAGCATTCAACAAACTAGAGGTTATCAAAGAGAACAGTTGTATGGCTGGAACGGTTACGATCAAAACACTGTGCAAGTTTTATATTTTGAATACAAAACTTATAACGAACAAGTATTTAAAATAAAAGAAACAGAGCAAGGTTTAGAAAAAGCATTAGAAAAGCCAGATACATTTAATCCTCCTAAGAACGATAGCTTTAGTAGAGTTAGTAGAAAAATAGAAGTACTATATAAAGGCGTTAAGATATTAGGTAACAATGAACTTATAGAATGGAGACTAGCAGAGAACATGACAAGACCTTTTGCTGATACTACTAAAGTTGAAATGAGTTACACTATATGTGCGCCAAGAATGTACAAAGGTAAAATAGAATCATTAGTTAGCAAGATAACAGGTTTTGCAGACATGATTCAATTAACTCATTTAAAGCTACAGCAAGTTATGTCTAGAATAGTACCAGATGGTGTATTCTTAGATATGGATGGTTTAGCAGAAGTAGATTTAGGTAATGGTACAAACTATAATCCAGCAGAAGCATTAAACATGTATTTTCAAACTGGTTCTATTGTTGGTAGATCATTAACGCAAGAAGGTCAAATGAATGCTGGTAAAGTTCCTATACAAGAGCTAGCAACTTCTAGTGGTCAAGCAAAGATAGGTAGTTTAATACAAACTTATCAGTATTACTTACAAATGATACGTGATGTAACCGGACTTAATGAAGCTAGAGACGGTAGTGCTCCAGAAAAAGATACTTTAGTTGGTTTACAAAAAATGGCAGTCAATGCTTCTAATACAGCTACAAGACATTTAATGCAAGGTAGTTTATGGTTAACACTTAGAACATGTGAAAATATTT